ACACTGGGCCCCTCCGCGTCTATGTCAACCAAGCTTGCTAGCTCGGTGACGTCAGCGATAGGAGATGCACGTGACATTGTGCCGGCCCTTTGGGAGTTACTTCCTCTGAGTTTCGTGGCGGATTACTTCTCCAATATTGGGGACGTGATTGATGGTTGGAGCTTTGGGAACGTCTTTACGTTAGGATTACAACAGACTACGGTGCTAAAAGGCACTGAGACTGAGACCGGTTATAGCTTTATATGGTCTAACCATCCTAATATGACGGCAATCTCATCTTGGATTAATCCAACAGCCAAGTATCAACATCTTCAGAAAGAGATCTCACGGAATAGGCTTCCAGGTCTACCCGTGCCCACCCTCGAGTTCGAGGTCCCTGGATTCGGTCGCGATGCTCGAAAGTATCGCAATCTCGCAGCTCTCGTCTATGCAAAAGGACGAAAAGTACGGGATAACCAAAGTCCAAACTTCTGGTCTCAGGGTGTCGACTTCTAGTGAAAACTAGACAACCGTTCCATCAACCTTAGGAGATAACTCGAAATGAGTATCGACCTCTTATCCGCCGTTACCGGCGGTGCGCAAACTGGCTTTACAACGCCAGGTTACACCATGACTGCTGATACAGCAGCTCAAGGGGCGGCAAAATCTGCCGTAGTAAGTGCCCTAACGGGTACTCAAACTGGTGCTCGGACGCATTCCATCGCAAGTCCGTTTCAAGTGTCCTGGTTCGCTTCCAATGGCGTGGTTACGCCAACGGTCGGATCGGACGGAGTGCTGCGCAATGTACCGCGCAACATCCACCAGCTCATCGTACGTCAGGGCGAGCTTCCGCTCGCGGGTCAGCAGTTTACTCCTGCGCTCTTTAAGGGGCGCTTCGAGATACCTGCTGGCGCGGACACCGCTGATTCAGCCCAGCTACGCGCTCTTGTGAGCTTCGTAGTTGGAATGCTTTGGCGGAATAGTTCGGGAATCAGTGACACATTGATCTCGAACGTCCCATGACAAACGACGCCCCCTTGAGGGCAACTGCTACCCCTCTATAAAGCCCAATTATCGGGCACACTAAGGAGTTGTTATGGACAGTAACACTGTTCTTTCATGCATTAAAGACGATATCCGTGGCGTGAGCTACGGCCGCTTCCCTGGACTCACCGAAGAAGAAAATCTTCAGTGCGCAGCATTAGCTAAGCAATTGCTAGTAGCCAAGGTCTTTAGTAAATTAAGACCACAGGCTGGCTGCAATGCGGTTGCCGACGATGCTGCCATCGCAAAATTTCGCGATGTGAACAATCGCTCATGTCAGTTTGACATAGGGCAGCGGCGCACTTTCGAATGGGAAGAGGAACTTTTCGGCACGTTTGTACAACGTGTTCGTAAGTTCTTCCTGCCGCACGAAGAGCGACCCATCTTGTTAGGACTTGAACAGTTCTTGCATAGTGGTAGCTTAGGATCAGGCTCCAACCTTGGAGCTCTCGGAACCGATTTCTACACGAAGTTGTTTTCCTCTGATCTTGGTGTTACAAGCGTCTCCCTGTACGATGCGTACAGGACATGGACAAGAAGATCGCCCACTTGGGGAGACGCAGAGGACACTCGCGTTGAACTAGGTTACGGCACAGCCATGTATGATGCCAGCAGAATGACGACAGTTCCAAAGAACGACGCCATATCTCGTGTGATAGGTGTAGAACCCTCACTCAACATGTTCTATCAGTTGGGCCTGGGATCTGTACTTCGCAAGCGCC